CTGCCATCGACGGATGATGGTGTCTACGTAAAGCGGATCGAGCTCTAATCCGTAGCACCGCCTCCCCGAACGTTCGGCGGCGATGACGGCAGTTCCCGAACCAAGAAACGGATCGAGAATGAGATCGCCTCGCGCTGTGCAGTCCTTGATCGCATCGGCGATCAACGTAACTGGCTTCGGAGTGGGATGGAGGGCAAGAAGGTTTCCTTCGTCCGAGCGAGAGAGCGTGTTCGCTCCCGGGTAGTTCCAGACGTTCGTCCGATACCGTCCATACTTGCCCAGCTGAACGTTGTTCCGGTGCGATCCCGTCCCGTTCTTGAATAGGAACACCAATTCATGAGCGCTTCGATAGAAGCTGCCCATGCCGCCGTTGCTCTTTGCCCAGACGCACAGGTTCAGAAGATCGGAATAAACTTCCCGCCCTGCGGACAGAATCTCCCTCATGTGCCGCCAATCCATGAAGTAGTAGGCGAGGGAGCCGGCATGACTGTGGTTCCGCGCTACGATCATCGCTTTCCGGAGGAAGTCGGTGAATTCTGGAGAACTCATCTCTCCTGATGCCATCGCAAACTCGCGGTGGCGGATGGAGCCGTTACCAGTGGCATGGCCGTCGATCACCACGTTGTAGGGCGGGTCCGTAATTAGCAGATCTGCTCTCTCGCCTTGCAGGAGCCGCTCGTAGCTTTCCGTGAGCAAAGAATTGCCACAAAGGACGCGGTGCTTGCCTAATTGCCATAGGTCGCCGGGCACGATGACCGCAGAGTCGGAGATCTCCGGCAGGCGGTCGTCGGGATCGGTCTCGGGCACTGCATTGAGACCATCGACGAGCAGATCGATCTCAGGGACCTCGAAGCCAATAGCCTCGAGATCGAAGTCGAGCTCCAGTTCGGAGAGGATTTTGAGCTGCTCGCCGAGCATGCGCTCATCCCAGGAACCGTTCTCGGTTAATTTGTTATCGGCAATCAGGAAGGCCATACGTTGCGAGTCGGTGAGGTGACCCAGCTTGATAGTCGGGACCGTATCCCACCCCATCTTGCGTGCGGCCATCAGCCGCCCGTGGCCTGCGATGACCTGCTGCTGGTCATCGATTAGGAGCGGAACATTGAATACAAACGACTCGATACTCTGAGCAATCTGGCGGACCTGCTTGTCAGTGTGTACTCGTGGGTTGCGTGGATCGGGTTTCAAAGCTTTCGTACGGAGGTATGTGACTTCTAATGGGGCCGTCGAAGGTTTCATCGTTCACCTTTGCTCTCGATGAGCAGGAATACGATGACACGAATTCGCAAAACAGAAAAATCAAACTGCGCTTCGAGCACCCACACGAGAAATCAACGACTTAGAAGGCCAACCGGCGACCGTTCGGCTCAAGATTTTGTCGAGTTGCTGGATGAAAGAATCCATGTCATCATGTCTGTTTGCTTTCTCGACGACCTCAGAAACCCCAAAGTCTCACCCGTGAAACGATGAGCCCCGTAACAAGCGTTAGGTTGCTCTCAACTCGTCTAGCTGGGGAAGTCTCTGCTTCGACCAATCGACCTCGAATGTTGCTGTCAGCTGTTCGACGGTGAGCGATGGGTGATGCTCGCCATGGAAGATTGCCTCGGTGAGGTCCGGCGAAAGGATCGCCAAGTTCAGGAGGCGCGAGACATACTTCCGGTGCAAGCCCGTCCTCTTGGCAAGTTGGCGCATCGTGCAGACCTCGCCCTTGATGATCCACTCGGACCAAGTCTTCGCTTGTGCGACTGCCCTAACCAGACTAGGAACCGGCCTGGACTGATGTTGGGCGCCCGACGCAAGGATCAGTCGCACCTCGGCGCCCCGTTTAGCAAAATGGCACGGCGCCCGCAGAGTGATTGCACCCTCGAAGCCTTCTTTTCCGGCTCCCAGAAGCTCGGCGCCGAGGGCACCTTTGCTGATCTCGATCTCTAGGGCTTCGCTCTGAACGACCACGCTCGAAACAATTTGGCCGATCAGCTGGGCTCTTTCTTGCTCGGCGCCTTCCCGCAGCACTGTTGCCCGATGAGCAGCAGCGGATGTCAACATGCGGGCCCCGGGGATCGAGAGCCCAGAAAAGTGGCCAGCTATATTAACCGAGTCCTCCAGGAAGGACCCGACTGCGTCGATGACTCGCGCCTCGATCTCGGCGGCTGGCAGGCGCCGGACACTTCGCGTGGCGCCGGTCTGGTTGAGAAGCGTGTAGTAGAAGTACCGGCGCCCGCCCTTCGCGGAGTGAGTCGGCGTGTAGAGTCGACCATCTTCACTCGCTAACTTTCCATGCAGCATTCGGCCGGACGGCAGATTCTTGCTCCATCGGCGTTTGACCGCATTCTCGCGCAGCAACTCATGACTTCGGTCCCGGGTTTGCTGGTCGATGATGGCCGCATGCATGCCGTCGTAGAGCTTGCCTTTATGGGCGATCTTGCCGATGTAAAGCGGATTACTCAGCAGATGGTAGAGTGTGCCCCTGCCGAGAACGAAGCCGCCGACTTCCCTGCCCGACGACGTGACACGTCGCTTGGTTCGGATGCCGGCTTTCTCAAGCTCAATCTGAAGGTCCGTAACACTCTTCAAAACAAGGTAACGAGCGAAGATCATTCGGACCGTTTCTGCCTCGGCCGGATTAACGACCAGTTGGCGGTTGGACAGGTCATAGCCTAACGGTACGGGCCCGCCCATCCACATACCCTTCATCTTCGAGGCGGCGACCTTGTCCCGAATGCGCTCACCGGTCACCTCACGCTCAAACTGCGCAAAGGAAAGCAGCACGTTGAGCGTGAGTCGACCCATGGAGGAGGTGGTATTGAATTGTTGCGTCACCGAGACAAAGCTGACACTTTGCTTGTCAAAGGACTCAACGATGCGTGCGAAGTCCGAGAGGGATCGCGTGAGGCGGTCGACTTTATAGACCACCACGGTGTCGACCTTGCCAGCAGAGATGTCGGCGAGGAGCTTCCTTAGACCAGGGCGCTCCATGTTACCGCCCGAAAAGCCGCCGTCATCATATTTGGCCGGCAACACCTGCCAGCCCTCGTGTCTTTGGCTCAAGATGTAGGCTTCACAAGCTTCCCGCTGAGCGTGCAAGGAATTGAAGGACTGCTCCAATCCTTCTTCTGAGGATTTGCGCGTATAGATCGCGCATCGTCCCTTTGACTGCGGTGCGGTCATCGATAGCCCTTTTTCGGCTTGGTCCCGAAGAAGGCTGGGCCTGACCACTTCGTCCCGGTAATCCGAAAGGCGATCGGCGAGAGGCTCTTGTATACCTCACCGTTGTACAGGTACCCCTCAGCAGTGACCGCGACCTCGTGAAGCTGGCCTTTCCATTCACGGATGATCTTTGTACCCGTCTTGAAGCGCCGACGATTGGCATCTAAAGCAAGATCCTGGATGCGGCCTTTCCGTGTCAGTGCTGATGACCCCCAGGCGTTCTCCTGGATGCGATAGACGAGGACGGGCCGCATTAACTCCACGCGTAGTTTTGGAGGCGGTGGTGTCCCGAACTGCGCCTGCCATTCGGACACCAGCTCTGAACGTCCCATCTGTGCGACGCACCGCACCTTCTCTATGACCCTTAGGGAATCTGCCATTCTCCCGCATTCCTCTCTGCGGTAGAGACAGTGACGCTCTGCCTGGGCACACAGTCAAGTCGAAAGTGCCAGCCCACCGATAAGCACGACCGAGATATGCATGCGATTATGGCGAGCTCGTTCTAGCAGAAGTCCCTTCACAAATCGAGTGCACTTAGGAGGGTCGCCGTAGAGGTATCCTCAGCGCAGGACGGCGGGAAGGGTGCAGGCCAGCCCGATACATCAGAACGGTAGCGATTCCATTCGTTCTCACCAACTGGCTACATGGGCAAACAAAAAAATGCGCTGTAGAGGGTGTTGCTCGCTCAACACAAGCCGACTTATCGGGACGAATCAATTCTTCGGATGCGGTGACTCGGCGATGAACTTTCCGAAAATCCCGTTAATGAGATGGTCCGCCGCTTGATCTCCACATTGAAGTGAGTGATCTTTGGGCAGATTCAAGGAGGATCATCGACATGCAGATACGTTCGGTTGGCATCGATCTCGGCAAGACAACTTTTCA